TATATTATTGCTTTGTTCTGTGTTATTTTGATTTTCACTATATCCTTCTATATTTCTTTTTTCTATTTTGTTAAAATTATTTGGTCTGCGATATCCCAGAGAACTGGTTTTGGGTCTGCGATAATTGAGAGTTTCTGTTACTACAGCAGATAGTTCCGGAGGAGTCAAACCTTTTAGCGTATCTATTAGTTTGAATATATTAATTCGGTCTATTTTTGCCTGCTCAAGCAGAACAGTGCTTACTGCTGCTGCAGCAGATTCTTCAAATCCTCTGTCGACAAAGAAACCAAACACAGCATCAACCTGATTAGAAGGAAAACTCAGTGTTTCGGTAAAATATCTATTAAAAAATTGAGAAACGTCTTCGTCGGAGTTATTTTGGGGAGGTGTGAGAGGTAAATTAGACATATATTACCTATAAGTTGTTCAACTGTTGTTCGTAATTGGCAGCAAAATTCTGACTGCTTTCTATACCTTCTTCCAGCGCTGCTACCCGCGCAGCATCGCCCTGTTGACGAGCCTGTTGAAGTTCTTGCTGACTTCTTTCTATCTTCTGCTGTTCTCTGCCTATTCTACTCTGAAGTTCGCTGCGCGATAGAGTATCGTCGCCTGGCAGTGATTCCTGAGCCTGAGTAACTGTGTCTGCACCTGCTGCACCACCGGTTTTGGGTATAAAAATTTCTGGCAGACCGCTTACATCTGCACCTGCTATATTGCCCAGTGCTTCGTTTGCCAAATTGAATCCTTCTTCTCTTAGACCTTCTCGAGACAGATTTTGCACAGTATCTACAATGTTGGCACCTGCTATTCCTGCCTCAAACAGATTAAACTCACCGCCTACAATATCACCAACACCGCCTATTGCGTCTAACAATCCTCCAGCGCTGCCACCTTGAGGAGAAAGCGGACTGGGCACAGTGTCGTAGTTGTCTTCTCTGCCAAAGCCTGTGGGATCTCCGTTTGCACCTGCTTCTACGCTGCCTCTATCATAGAACACAGTTTCATAATTCACAGTAATAGAGTTCGTCATTGTTTCTTGAGTATCACCATATGCAACCGAATCGTGTGACCAGTCAGAGATAATAGGATTTACCAAGGTATATTTGGTATAGTTCTTCTGACTCATTTGAGCAATTTCAATTCTATCAAAGAAAGGATTCACAGGTGTATTATTGTCTAAACCATGAGAAAAACTGTTTCTGTCAGCACCTGCATAAAGAGTATCACCTTCTCTCCTATTGCCATAAGCACCGCTTGACAGTGAATTATTGCTGTCTGCAAAATAGTATTTGAAATATGCCTCCATCATCAGTGAGGTTATACCAAAATTATCATCGTGAAAGTCTATGGTAATAGGTTTGTATTCTATGTTTGTTTGTATGTTCTTTTTGCGATTGTACTGGTTTTTTGTTTCTACATTTGCTGTGTACTGTGGTAAATCAGATGATTTTACTAGCAGTCCTATCTGGTTTTGAAATGTCTGCAGCGCAGTACTAACGGATTTTGCTTCTTCTGTAAAATAAAATGTTACATGATAGAGAAACTTGGTTTTGGGAGAAAATCTAAAACTGTCATCTACAAACAGTCTAGCAGCGTGTTGCCAGTCACCCACGTTGCCTTTGGGGTTCGTTAAACCACCGAATACATTATCTAAAAAACCACTGAATCTTGACATGTGTGTATTTATCTTTGAGTAAACTGCTCGGTTTACTCAAAAAAACAGGGGCCGAAGCCCCTGAGTACAACAAAGAGTTATCTCTATTATTAGGTGCCGCCACCTGTGATTAGGCTGCCTACAGTTCTGCCAACGTTTGTGCCAATACCTTCGCCTTGCGGTGTCTGCACAGCATTGTCATAGCGTATTTCAAGTGAAACGCTGACTGGATCATTGTTTGCATAATTTAGTTCATTGTAGTTTGCATTTGTAATGAAGCAGCCATACAGTTCAAATGTTTCTAGAATGTTTGGAGTGTTAGCGCCATTACCGCCGTCTAGTATTTCTACTCTTGTGGTAAATTTATAATCAATGCCAGATGCTGCAGAACTCTGTTCAAAGAAGTCAAACTGCTTCTGCAACTGTTCACCTACCAGTTTCTGTACTCTGTTGTTGACATCTTCTCTAAGATTGAGAGTAACTGCCTGCCATTCGTGTTTTCCGGCAAGGTATGCTCTTGAATTATAGATTGGAATTTGAATTTCTTCAAAACTAACTTGCGGACGAGTGATGTCCATGACCTGTTTTGTTAATTCTGTGGTTGGTGTTGATACACCAAAGTTTTCCAGTGTTACCCTAAAGCGGTACTGCAGTTTGGGCATGAGTAAGCCCTGTGAGCTTGCAGAATCATTTGTATCTAGTGGTACAGAGATTTTTGATAGTGTTGATATAGCCATTTCTTGTAACTCCTTGTAGTATTATTTATCACAAAACAAAATATTTTTTTGACCCAAAAAAAAGCGGCCGAAGCCGCTTTTTCTCGTATAACTCCTATTAAAGAGCTTCTATTTCGCCTGTGTTCTTCAAACGCAGCGGAATAAAGATAAACTCCACTGCTTTTACAGGTTCAATTGCAATGTCAAGATATAGCTCATTTCTGTCAATTCTTGAAGGTGTGTTATTGCTTTCATCGCACACTACAAGGAAATCATAAAGTGCTCTCTGACCAACCAATTCAAGCATTAAACTTTCTGCCGCCTGTTTGATCTCATCACGAGTGATCTTGTCATTCTGCTCAAAGATATAAGGCTTGGCAAGTACATCCAGCTGTTCTCTTAGGAAGATAACAAGTCTAGAAACGTTGATTCTATCAAGCGCACTTGCACCTCTTGCTCTTGTCTTCTGACCAAAGTTAACCAATCCTGCCCCTGTTAGGAAAGTAATAGGATTGACATTGTTGGAGTATAGAACATCTCTCTGACCTTCGTTGAGGACAGTTGACACAAACTCACCTTCGTCGTTGATATAACCCACAGACGAAGCATTTGTAATGCCGCCCCTTCTTGTACCAGCTGGAGCAAACCATGGGAATGATACCTGATCGCTTAGAATCATAGTTCTCAGCATCATGTGACTTGGCGGAACAATCACATTGTTGCCAAAGTTGTCTGAAGTGAATCCCCAGGGATAAAAGATGCCCATGTACTCGTCTCTGCTTACAAGACCGTTGAGATTGTCTTCTACTGCGTTAGCTACATTGGTTGCCCAATTGTTAAGGCTAGTAGCATCCGGTGTGAGTCTAGCAGGTGCATCACCAATTACAAAGCTGGATAGACCTCTGTCAAAATTGAGAGTGATCATTTCGCCAATCAATTCTGAATAACCAGGTGTTGCCATTAGATTGAATCTTCTTGATTCTTTGTCTCTGATGTCTTCGTTGGAATTCAGCATTGCTTGCAATCCTTGAATAACAACTTTTCTCTGCGCTATTCTACCAAAGCTGCCAGATCCGTCGTTTTGATTAGCACTTTCAGTTACCCAACGATGTGGGTAATAGTTCGCCATTGATTCGTTAACATCTTGCTCTTCGCTCGAGTTGAATCTTGGGTTGTCGGCTTGCAGATCAATGTAGTTTCTTACAAAACGCTTGACATTGAAACCTGAGCGTCTAAGATTCCACAGCAGCATGCCTCTTGGATACAGTGCAGGATCTGGTGCATCTGGATCAAGAAAATTGCTTTCAAGCAGTGCAGAAATAGTACCGCTAGGTGCCGTATTTGTTGTACCACCGTTAATTCCATAACGTGCATCTGCAAAGAGTATGCCTTCCTCAGAAGTTTGATCAGTTTTATCAACCAGCTGCCATCTTTGTTCTTCTGGCACATTTTCTAGTTCAGCATCATAGATGTAAATCTGAGGATAGTTTTCAATTTCAGAGGTGTCAATCCATACATCTCCGGTTCTTAGAGTGTTTCCGTTTGACTGAACAGTTGGTCTACTGGCAGACACGAGAGGTCCATTTGGATCTGTTCTTTCATCAGGAGTAGACACATAATATGGGCTAGTCTCGCTTCGATACCCTACCCATGTAAAACCATCATGAACCATTAGGTCAACTTCGTCGACTACTGAATCATACCAAAGAGTGTCGTCTGCGGTAAGAGCAGTGACTTCGTCGTCTGACGCGGTATAAAACGCTGTGCTTGAAGATCTTTCAGTAGCGCCCCAAAGGCTGATTTGTAAAGCGTCGGAACCTGGAATTTCGCTGATATTGTTGTCGTCGGCATTGAAACCAAATTCTGCTAGTGTGCCGCTGTCCGCAGCGGATATTCTTATATCTCCGCCTGTGGCATGACTCATTCTTATTCTTCCATTTGCAACAGAAGCAGATAGTCCTGTAATACCAGAACTGTTTACTCCGGCTGCAAACAGTTCTGCAGCTTCTTCGTCTGTGGTAAACTCTCCTACTTCTACATCAAATGTAAACAGTCCTTCAAATACCTCAGACGCCGGTTGAGTTGCTTCTACTGTAATGTTTTCATAAGTGCTTTGATCTACTGATACTTCGCCTGTAGTGTATGTGGTAGGCAGTATACCAAATCTTTTATACAACTTGAATGTAGCATCTGGTAATTCATCGCCTGCTACATTGTATTGAACATAGGTTGCACCGTTTGGTATTGTTGCTCCGCCTCCAGTAACGTCTAGATCATAAATTGCTTCTGCGTTTGATTCATACAGTGGAGCTTCAATCTGTTCCCACAGCTCAGTACCTTCGTTGTATACTTTCATTCTCCAACGAGCGCCGCCGCCTGGTTCTGTGGTTTTGATCCATACAGATCCTGAAGGCCTTGGAACCGAATCAATTCTCTTAAATCTAGGAACTTCTGTGTGCTTGCTTATTTGAAGTGCTGGTGGATAGAATGTGCCTTCTTCCAATCCAAGATTAGAAAGAACAGTATCTTCGCCTTCGCGTTCTGCGAGAGTTATTTCACCTGTAACTGTAGAATCAGTGTCAGCGCTTGTGCCATCGCTGTATAATTCAAGAGAGCCTCTTACAACAGCAGCAGAAATCCCTGGAGGTCCGCCTGCGTCTGTGATTGTAGCAGCTACATCTTCCAGTGTGTCTGTTGCTTCAACTGTGACCGGTGATCCGTTGATATCAAATGTTCTACTTGCAGTGATATTTTCTAGGTCTGTGTTTGTTGAACCTGTAACAGTGGGATAGCTTTCGATCCACTTGTCACTGCCTACCAGTACCCAAGTTCCTTTTGAATTTCGATAGAACAGTCTAATAACTGTTGTGTCAGCAAACACAAGAGCATAGTCGCCTACTGCTCCTATAGAACCTTTTGGTCTTCTTGGCGACTCGTCGCCGGAGGCATATACACCGTTTTCGGTGCCGGCTGACGTAAGATCGTTTTCGTCTGTGATTGTGATAACTGACTTGGACTCGAATATTTGGCCGCCATCTGATCTTGAAGCGCCATTCCATTCAAAAACACCATATGCGCTTTGAGCAGTGTCTAGCCAGTATGTGCCGTCTGCAGGATCAGCGGCAGGCTCTGCTGCACTAGGTTCAAGCGCACCTAGGTTAATGTCCGCTCTTGTGACCCATAGTCTGTTTGTAACACCAAGCGCAGAATATGCAGCTTGTAGACCATATTCGTTAAGCTCGCCGCCGTTGATAGGATTGTTGTTGTTGTCTGTTTGAAACACAGGATCACCAAACAGATCTGCAAGATCTCTCTGTGATGTAAGCAGATAAGGTGTGCCTGCGTTTTCTTTCAGTGTGCCCTGCGCAATGCCGGTTCCTGATGAATTTGGTTTGTTTTCAGCAGAAGCAACAAAAATCATTGGTACGGTTCCTGCTGCTGCTGGGGTGTAGAAGCTTTCGTCGATTACGTTTACTTCTACTCCTGGTGATACTAGTGCCATTGGTTTCTCCTCATAGAGCTCTGTTGACAGTATTTAGCAGGTACTTGAAAAAATTGGTGGTTTAGCCCCCGAAAAAAGGCACCCAAAAGGTGTCGTTCGTTGTAAATACTGTATGAGACCACTATGTGAGTGCGGTTTTAGACCAGCTGCGATTAACTACAAGAAAGATGGTAAGACTTTTTATAGAAAGAGATGCGGACCTTGTGACAGAGCAGGTCGCACAGGGGCAGGTATTCCCAACTGGTGCAAGGCAGGATACAAAAAAAAGTCTACATGTGAGAAGTGCGGGTTCTCGTCAGATCATCCTGAGCAGTTCAATGTGTATCACATCGACGGTGATTTAACAAACTGTCGTTATAGAAATCTAAAAACTGTGTGTGCTAATTGTCAGAGAATTATACAGAAGACTGGCGTGAAATGGCGTCAAGGAGATTTAATGCCTGATTTTTGAGGTTGTCTAGCGATCCGTTGTTGTCTATGATGGTATCTATTGTGCCGTCTAACCACTGCCATTCTGAAGGATGTATGTGTTCGGGTTCTATGCCCTGTGTCTTATATTGATTAACCCATTCGGGTATTTCGCCCCGTTGGACTTCTATAACTACACCACCTTGGTTGCGAATCATTTCAATCTCATTAGAGAATCTAACATCAGGTATTACCCAATTTGAGTGAGGATTGTTCTCAAGAGCCTGTTTTGCAAGGCTAACCCATACACCATCAAAAAAGCCCTGTCGCATGCATTCTGTGCCTACCTGTTGTAGTACCAGTCTTGGAGTTACTATGTAGCCAAGTTCTCGTGTCCAAAATTGAGACTGTTGTTCACGCCATTCGCGTGATTCATCCGTATCACCTTCCAGCAAGTCTCTAGGCCATGAAAACATCGCAGCAACACAGTCTTTGAGAGGATCCGCAAAGGAGAGTTTTTGAAAACGGTGTGTTTCTACGAGAATATCAGCAAAGGTGCCCTTTCCTGACCCAATTCTGCCACATACGCCTACTATCATAAAAAAAGTATAACAAACAAGAAGTTGCGTGTCAAGTCTTACCCGATAGTAAATTAGCCTATCGAAAAATAATATCCCATCCCGCCCGTATACTGCTGAGCGACTTCTATCACCATTGAGAGTAGAACCTCCCTGAGGCCCTGCTATTGTGGCGAATTTCGAACGTGCTTCGCCCAGTTGATACTTACATGCAGCCAGTGTGTAGTCTTTGATCCACTGTCTTATCAAATAGTCTACTAAAAGATTTTCTGTAGGACGATAGTTATAGGTAAAAAGCAGGAGATTTTCCTTTGCTCTAGGACGTTGAAGTAGAGTAAGTTTTTTCGTCACAGTGTTCCATTTGAATTCAATAAATGAACCAAACATTCTGCCTACAAGTTCCTGTCTTTGAGCAAACATGTCGTATGTTGCGAGCCCTCCCATAGCAGAACTGGACATAAGATAGGTATTTGTGTATGCAAGATTGAATGGCTCAAACAGAGTCCCTCCGTCGCCGCCTCCAGTTCTTGATCCTATGCTTCTTCGGAATAATCTGCGAACTTCAATTATTTCGTTTGGCAGAACGTATTCGTTTTCGTCAATCACTGTGGGAAGAAATATA